ATGACGATTGGCACCGCCGTAAATAATCGCACCCGTTGTCACCATTTCGGTATAAAGCACCACATTTGGATTAAACAGGCGTGCAAAGAAACGATAGTCTTTTGTTGTCCAATCCATCATAGGTGCGACTGATATGCGCGGAGTTATTGATTTAATTGAATTAATATTTAAATCAGTCATTTACACACCTATTTTACATCAAAGATTTTGGAACATTTCTGATCTTTTTTGAACATTTTCACAATATTTGCAACTATACTGCAACTAAAAATTTTCATGCGAAAAATGGTTGCAAGTAATGGGCTATATCACAGAGTTAAAATCAAAATCCAAAGGGACCAGATATAAAGCTGTAATCAATATTAGAAAGGAAAAAGAGGGCATCAATTATTTTGCTACTGAGACATTTAATTCGAAACCTGTAGCAAAACAATGGTTGAAAGATCAGGAAAGCAGATTAGAAAAGAATCCTGAGCTTTTGTCAATCAAAGTCGGTCAAGTCTCAGATTCGATGACCTTTGGAGCCGCCATTGCAAAATATATGGATGAGGTGACAGATTATGGGCGTTCTAAGAAATATACACTGGAGACAATACAAAAATATGATATTGCACATATTAAGATTTGTTCATTAAAGCGATTGCATTTTGGTGATCATGCACGTCGTCGTATTAGCGGCTATAAAAATGCAAATGTAGAGTTTGAACCGGTTAAGCCTGCAACAGTGAATTTTGAATTTCAGTGCATGAAATCTGTAATGGATTATGCTGAGCTTGTGTGGGGCCTTGATGTTGATGTCAATGAATATGAAAAAGCAATTAAAGGTTTGAGAAAGGCCCGTCTAGTCGGTGATTCTGATGAGCGTGATCGTTTGCCGACTTCTCATGAATTGCAGATAATAACTACTTTAAGTTATCTTGATTATCATTATAGCAAGAATCCTAATATTCCAATTCACTTAATCATTTGGCTGTTTATTTATACAGGTCGACGTTTGAATGAATTAGCGCGATTAAAGCTAGATGGTTACGATGAGGCAAATAGCAAATGGTTTGTGGAAGGCGTAAAGCATCCAGATGGCTCTCGTGGCAATGATAAATGGTTTATTGTTGATGAGCGTGCCAAGCCTGTTATTGCGGCACTCATGCAGCCAGAAGTAAGGAAACGTATGCTGTCCAAGGGTGGCAATCCTGAATATTTGGTCCCGTGTTCAACGGATAATATTGATAAGCGTTGGCGTAAATATCGGGATCAAGCAGGGATTGAAGATTTAAAGCTTCACGATCTGAGGCATGAGGCCGCAACTAGACTTGCAGAAAATGGGCAGACAATTGCAAACATTATGCAATACACATTGCACGATGACATGAACAGTTTGAAGCGTTATATCAATTTGGACATTATAAGAAAGAATCTATTAGAGTTTGATGAAGCTATTGAGGTTGCTAAAAATTCAAAATTATCAGATATATTATAAATATAAGCCCCAATTAAGGGGCTTTTTTTTAACAAGACATTTTCTCATGATCTTCGGTAGCTTGCTGCCGAACTTTATCTATGTGTGCCGCAAGATCAAAAATACTGACCATCCAAGGTGCTTTGTTTGACTCCATTGTCTTGAATACGGGAAATGGTAATTGTTGAGCCTTTGCCATTTTGTTTGCAACAACGCGGGATAAACTTGGTAAATAGTCTTCAAGGATATCATCAAGTTTTACTGCTGGAGTTTGGTATTGCAATGTGAGTAGCAAGACAGTATTAAATGGGGCTTTAGTCTGCTGTTTCATGGTTGCTCTCCAGTTGATCCAAAGCTTCAGCAAACAGTTTCATCCCTTCACGTAAATGTTTTGCGTACTTTTCAGGTGCAGGATCAGCGTAGACAAATTTGTCACCGTGTAACAATGGAATAGGTGGATTGAATCCAGCATTTTGATAGGTAGTCATAATATGACCACCAATCAATGACTCAATTTTTTGTTTGATTTGAGGCTGTTCAAGCATTTCAGTATATGTAGTCATACTTGGCTCCTATACAAGCGCTTCACATGATTCAGAGCAAGAGCCTGATTCATATCGTTTACTGCTACGTAACGCCTTGTACATTTCATCGCGGTCACGGTCTTTATATGCTTCAATCACATCACTCATGTGTAAGCGTTTTCGATACATGCGATGGTGATTGTATTTACGACCTTCGGATCTAACGTCTAGACCTTCGGTTACGCCGATCCACTTAACAGCCATTTCTGGCTCATCTTTGGCGGCGAGTGCTACTTTGTTTAAGCCTTTCTTTATACAGAAAACGCAGTTACCAAGATGCTCAGTGATCGCTAAATCAAAAGGTTGTTGCTCCCACCAATCCAGAACGGCATCTTTCTCAAATTCACAAATTTCTGCTAAATAACGAAATCCTTCTTTCTGGTGTTTTGCATCATTATGGATTGGCAGATCAAGTTTTTCTAAGACTTCAATTGGTAAACGATTTGGTTCATCAAACCGAATCCCAATCCAGCGCTCAAAGTTTTTCCCGAAGGTTTCTGCGCAATACTTTTCAAATGGTTCTGTCTTCATTCTTGCGGTGCAGAAAGGAGTGTTGTAATACGGACTGCCATACTTCTTAAGCATGTCTTTCCATGGTTGTAAATCTTGCTTAAGATCATCAAGCTGTATTACTTTGTATCCGCAACCTTTCCCTTTTTTTGGATCAACAACTGTTCGTAAGCAAACAAGGTTGATTTTCCAGTGCTTTACTATGTCTTTAACGAACTGATATGTCGCTGGATGTTCAGCGCCAGTGTCCATAAATACAAAGTGTGCGTTTGGATCTGATTTAAAAAGATGAACCAAGTAAGCTGAAGTACGTCCACCACTAAAACTTATTACTTTTTTCATGCCTTTTCTCCTTCTACTGGAGAGAAAGTCATTTTGCCGTTCTGATCGAAATTAACAGCCAAACTTGTGCTTGGTCCATCAATGCATGACACGTCAATGCCAACAAAAGTGCAATTTGCATAGTGGTATGCAGCAATCCAATACTTAGCCTGATTAATCGCATCATCCAGTGCGTTATGAGCCGTTCCAGACTTCTCAAAATCAATTTGATGCATATATTTACGGAACGTTCTAAAACACATTTCTTGATAGAATTCCCATGGCTTTTCTAAATCAAGCTTTATTAAAATGTTGTTTGTCCAACGTATGTCAGCAAGCGCGCCAGCACTCCAGATTTCCTTACATTCATGCTTTTTATAGAAATCTACAAGCATACCCATTGCATAACCAATATTTGTTTTCCCACCCCAAGCGGCATCACGGGCTTCTTTGCTTTGTTTGTCCCACCAAGCAATAGTGTTATCAGAAATGGTGCAGCCAAGTTCAATACATGAACGTGTGTCAATCTTTTCACTGATACAGTCAACAATACCTTGTTCATTAAAGACAACGGCACCCATGCTTAAAATTACTGGACAATCTGCAATGTCTAAAGTTTCAAAATCTAGCATTAATCTGTTCATTATTTTTTTCCTTTATTTTTAAATCTTTTGCGGGTAATACTCATGCACTCACAGCACTTGTAAGACAGCTTTGATTTAGTTGAATTGGTTTTGGAGATAGAAAACTTGGTTTCACCATGCGTAAGGCATACACCAAGAAAATTTTTCTGCTGTGCTTGAACCGCGACTTCCATAAGCTCTTTGTTTAGAACTCTACGTTTATAGTCATTAACGTTATTTTGGTTATATTCATCTAAGCATTGAACGCAACGAAAGCGCATACTTTTTTGTGCTTTGAATAATGTATAACCATGACGAATGCACAATCCTTCAAAAGAAGTCAGTTTGTTTACACGTGCCTGTTTAAAGACATCGCAATTGTGCATATAAATCATTGAACGTTCAGAATAAACGACTAGTTTAGTAGCTTGTTTCTGCTTAGCTACTTTCGGTTTATACACACGTGGTTTAACAGTTTTGACTTTGGTTGGTTTATCCAGCTTAGTTGTCTTGACCTGTTTCTGTCTGGTCACACGTTCAGCATTATATTTTTCAACATCCAAAGGCTTAACTGGAGCTTTAGCCTGGGGGATGTTGCCGTCTTTAAAATTTGAATGGCCGAATGGTAATTCAGTAATTTGATTACCTTTTGCAAGCCAAGCTTCAACATCTGCATTTAAATCAGGCTTTATAATCTTGCTTACAGGATCATAGAATTGCATAGCTATTCTCCAAGTAAAATACGACTGCATAACCTGTTAATAGAATTGCGCCAGCTATGAGTCCAAGAATTAATTCGGTTTTGGTCATGATTACGGCCCTCATTTTTTGTTCTTTTTTGAGCTTTTTCGATTGCCGTAAATACCTTATGCACTTGGTTTATAAGGTCTTGGTCATTGCAACCGGTTGATATGTAGTAGTCAAAGCATTTGTTCTGCATGTCTTTCCATGCCTCATCCCAGCCGCCAAGATAGACATACACACGTATCTCTTTTTTCTCGGTATAGAGCTTCAGATTAATTTCATGATCAGGGCGTGAAAATTTCAGACAGCCAAGCATTAAATTATTGATAGCATTGATAACTAAAGGATTTGAGGTATTAACCATCACTCAGCTCCCAACTTGCGAACAAAAACCGCATGTTCATTTGCATTCTGGAACTGGGCCTTATATGCCAATGCATGTGCGTTCTGGTTTAGATCGGGTGAACACTTGCTTAGCAAAGCAACCATCAACAAAGCCAGCACAAGGAAAACAAGCATGAATATCCCAGTGAATGTAAACAGCTTTGGCTTAGCAAAATCTGGAGCCGTAAGGCGGGCAGTGACGATTCGATCAAATTGATCTTGGCTATGAATATTCATTAAGCTGCTCCGATATGCTGAGTACGGTATGCAGCACGAACTTTTTTGAGAAATTGATGTTTTTGTTTTAAATCAATTTCTTCTTTTTCGTATGCAGCCTCAATGAATGAAGTTGCTGTATGGAATGTATCAGCAAGTTTCTTTGTGGTTGTTGCTTCGTTGATTTGATTGATGGCTTCGTTGATTTGATCAACGGAATTCATGGTTTTTTGATTTACTGACATTTTTAATCACCATTTTGGTCACTTTGGTGTTTAGATTATTAATCACTAAAATCAAAAAAGTCAACAAAGAAATTATAATTTAATCACCAAAAAGGTGATTTATTTTTATAGAAAATATCAAAAAAGAAATAAAATGAAATAAAAAAAGTGGCCTAAGCCACTCTTTTTGATTTATAAATTATAGACTTGGAGATAAAAAAGCTTTAATTGGTGATAGTCTGGCAATGTTATCTTTTAAAATATTGATTTTCTCACCATCAATTGATTCGATAGAAATCAAAATATCTTGTTCGTAGAGGAACTCACCTGCAAAAACTTTTTCATCTTTGGTGAAAATTAAAACTTCCTCACCTGAAGTTGGTGATCCTGAAAACTCACAAATAATTGTATAACCGTTTCTATAAGGCTTTGAATAGCCAGTTCCTCTTAATAAGTATGCAATTGGGTTAGTTATACCTGATGGTGCATAAATATTTTTTGTTTCTTCTAAATATTCAGTTACTTCCAAATCTTCCCCCTTTGATATTTTCAAAATATTCTCAAGTGGAATAATTTTAAGCAGATTACTTTTGTGAAAACTAGTAGTCGCATCATCATTTTTTTGATTTTCTTGATTGATAACGTCAGCACTTGTCGTTGAAAATGATTTCATGATTACTTTAACTGTACTCTCGTCATGAGGTACATCAAGCCAGCCATGCGGTAATTTTAATGATGATGTAATTTTTTCAGCATATTTACTGCCGATTTGTTTCGGTTTCTTTTGACCAAGGTATTGATTTAAATTGTTATACCCGCTTCCAATTAGCTCAGCGAAGTCCTGTCTACTTGGAGAGTGTTTTATGAGTAATAAAAGATTATTTTTTCGGGTTTGATATACATCGGTTAACGTTTGCATGGTTTTCCAACTTTATAACTAAGTACTGTTAGGTCGCTACAGTTCAGCGTTGCATTTAAATGCTCGAAAGTAATTATCAATCAATTTGATTAGATTAAAAATCAACATAAAATCAACGAAATTTGATTTTCTTGTTGACAAATCATTTAAAAAAATCAATATTCACAACATTAAAGTGACCAAAATGGTGATTTAAAGTGAATAATAGTGATTTTTCATTTCATAAATTTGTTTTAGAGCAAAAGCCTGAAGAGCTTGAGGCATTCGCTATGCGGGCAGGTACGACTGTTTCTTATCTTAAACGTCATTTGATACATAGAACTCGTTTACCCCGTATTGAAATGATTGAAACGCTTGTAAGGGCCTCAAATGGTGAATTTACTAAAATTCAGTTTATCGCATGGCTGTATGGACTGAACGTATCTTACCTACAAGGGCAGAATGAAAACATGACAGTTTCAGGAGGGTTTGAACATGCGATTGAATCTTAATGAACGTAGAGAAAAAACAGTTATGTCGCTTGAAATGTCATTGAAGGCAGCAGTTAGTAATAATGACAAAGATGATTGTGTCATGGCAAAAATAGCAGAGGAAAACGGATTTAATATCAATACTTTTCGAAGTTCTTTAAATCCGACCACGACAACACATCGTGCAAACATCCACCATTTTGAAGCAATTCTTTCAGCCACAAAAGACCCGCGTATTATGGATAGTATTTGCTCTATTCATGGAGGGGCAGCTTGGTTTGAGTTGCCAGAATCTGGCTGTTTAGTTGATTCAAATTTTATGCAAAAAATTGGATTATTGGCGCGTGAGCAAGGTGATTTGGCACAGTCAGTGGCACAGGCAATTGCAGATAAACATATTTCTGATGATGAGGCCGCAATCATCGAAAAGGATGTATTCAACCTGATTCGTGTTGCCGCCAATCTCTATGCAATGGTTCTGGCGTATCGTGAGGTGCAGAATGGGTAGACCTAAGAAGGGCCTTGACCTGAAGATTGTTAAGGAAAAAACCTTGCACCAGTGGGATACGATCTATCCTCAATTCGGTATTAAAATGCCCACAAAAAAACGTCATTCTGCATGCCCGTCCTGTGGTGGTGAAGATCGTTTTTACTATGATGACAAGCAGGGGTTTGGCGATTATTTCTGTAATAACTGTGGACCTGGTGACGGTATTGCATTAATTGGGAAAGTAACCAATTTGTCTTTGCCTGATATTATCAAAGAGCTTGCCGCTATAGTTGGCATATCAGAAGAAACAGTAATTACAGATGCAGACCGTGAACGTTGGCGCAAAGAAGCGGCGATGCGTGAGCGGATGCATAAAGAAGAATTGCTTAAAATACAGCAGAATGCAGCAAAAAAAGCATTACGTTTATGGAATAACACCCATCAAGGGGATGATAAAAACTGTAAATATCTGGATAAAAAGCAGGTCACAAACATTGATTGCCTGGTGAATTTTGATGGTGATTTGATTGTGCCGCTCTATGATGAGAAGCGCACATTATGGAACCTTCAATACATCAAACATGATGGCTCCAAAGTATTTTTATCTGGTGGTCGCGTCAAAGGCTGTTTTCACTTTCTTGGGGCAGTCGATCTTGCTGAACCGATCATTTGTATTGCAGAAGGGTATGCAACTGCCGCCAGTATTCATGCGGCTACAGGTTTGCCTGTTGTTGTAGCTTTTAATGCTGGAAATTTAGTTCCAGTGGGTACTGCCATTCGTTCGATAGAGCCTCAAGCGAAGTTAATTTACTGTGCAGATGATGACAGTGCCAAAGAGGACACAGGCCGCGAAGCGGCAAAAGAAGCTGTTGCAGTGACAGGTGGTATCGTAATCGTTCCTGTATTTGAACATGAGGCAGGGCAGTCAAATGAGTCTCCAGTCCTGTCACAGCAACAAGCACTAACTGACTTCAATGATCTTCACGTCAACTTTGGATTAGATGCAGTAAAAGGGCAGATCGAAAGAGCCATAGGCCACTATGGCTCTTTCCCCGCACCCCTTTCCCCATTGCCCAACAATTTTGAGGGTCACATGGGTGAAAATGATCAAAAAGTTGACGAAATTCCTGATTGTGGGCAAGGAAATGGGGGTTCCAAGGGGGAGGATGGTACATATACCCTGAATTTAGATACCTGTCTCGGGCGTTTCTGCTTAATTGAAGGTGAAACCAAGTTTTGGGATATGCATCGCAAAGTTCAGATCAAAAAAACTGCATTTGTAGAAATGCTTGGAAAGACCTTATTTTCAGAATGGTCAGTTCATCCAAAACGGAAATTAATCGACTCCAACTCTGTTAAGAATATCTTAAATAAAGACACTGAGCGCCTTGAGCAAAACATGAGTGAACGTTTTGTAATGCTCGAAGGTACGAAAGAATCTTGGGATGTGAAACGTAGACGTACTGTGCGAAACGATACCATTAAGGATAATTTCCGTTCCGGTTATGAATTATGGATTAAGTCCGAAAATAAAAAAATGATTTGGTTTGAAGACTTGGTATTCAATCCGACTATGAACGCCAAAGCTGGACAAATCAATATGTTTGATGGTCTGCCGATTGCCCCGATGATGACTGATTCAGATTTAATGATTCCAGTAAAAAGTGCTTATGAAATGTGTCTGCCAATCATTGATTTGTTACGTCATACCTGTAATCAAGACAAAGAGGTTGTAATGTGGATTTTAAAATGGCTGGCCTATCCACTGCAAAATCAAGGTTCAAAGATGGCAACCTCTATCCTGATGCATGGAGAGATTCAGGGTGCAGGTAAATCGTTGTTCTTTGGGAAGGTTATGCGTGAAATTTATGGAAAATATTGCGTAACATTGGGGCAGAATGGACTTGAGTCTATCTATACCGACTGGGCAGAGCAGAAGCTTTATTGTCTTTTTGAGGAAATTTTTAACAATAAATCTAAGTACGGGATGATGGGCTTAATCAAGCACATGATTACGGGTGACACGATTCGGATTGAAAAGAAATTCATGAGCGGTTATGAACAATCGAACCATATTAATTGCGTATTCTTATCAAATGACACTCAGCCATTGCCGCTAGAGGAGAGGGATAGACGTTTCTTGGTTGTTAAACCATGTGGCAAATTGGACGATAGTCTGAAAGATGCGGTAATGAATTGTATTGATAACAATGGAATAGATGCTTTTTATACTTTCCTACTGCAATTAGATATGGATGGATTTACAACGCATACTGAACCGCCTGTGACAGATGCTAAGCGGGATATTATTCAATATGGATTACCTTCATGGAAACTCTTTTATCAGAAATGGAGTACCGATGAGCTTGATATCCCATATTGTTGTTGTCTATCGACGGATTTGTTCAGGGCTTATACAGATTGGTGTCGTAAAACTCATGAGAAGCCATTGCCAGAGAACAAGTTTTCATTCCAGATCGCAACGATTGAAGGGATAACAAAAAAGCTTGGTCGATTTAAAGAAAAGGTTGGTACTCATGGAAAGCCAATGGAACGTCAGAAAACGATTATTTATGTCGGTGATCCTGAACCTGGGCAAAATTTAATTGATTGGGTGACTTCACAAATTCATGAGTTTAGTGATAAAGTTTATGGAGGCATACCAGATGTGCTTCATTCATAATAAAAAACCTATTGCCATGTTAAGGGCGTTAAGGGTTATGTTAAGGGTATATTACTATACCCTTAACGCTGTCAAAACCTTATATCACAATGCTTTAAGTCAATCCGTTAAGGGCGTTAAGGGTTTCGTGCGCGCGCGCGTACGTGAGGAAAAATTATTATCTATTTATTTAAAAATAAAACTTTCTAAAAGTTTTTTGCTCCCGTGCGCGAGAAAACAACCCTTCACACCCTTCACACTATTCACAACAATTGAAAATAAAAGATTTTTTATTGTTTGTACCCTTAACACTACTCTTAACACCCTTAACATTTTGTAATGACAAGGTGAGATATGGAAAATTTATTAAGATTATTAAATCCAAAGACAACAAATTTTGAAGGTGTTTCTGGTGGCAGCTATGGTGCTTTAACTGCTGCTGATGTATGTGTTGCAATGAGTTATGCAAAACTATCAATGATTGAGAATGCTTTGTTCACGTTATATGCATTTGGCCCATGTCCATTAAACCAAGTGACTGAATTGAGTGAAAGTATATTTAAGTCCATTGAGAAAAATGATTCATCTAAAACAGATGTAGATCATAAGAAATGCATTTTTATTGCCCTTGTTGAAATCTGTAATGTGTCTGCTGACTATAAACCTTCGGTAACAAATAGAGCTTTGATTGGCGGGGTCAATAGAATGCAGATACATAGAAAAATGGGAATAGTTATTGATAGGTACAAAGAGCTGTTGAAATCAAGAATCGATGAGATAGAGGAGAAAATTAGAAAAGCATTAAATTAAATCACTAAAATGTTGATTTAATCACTTGACTGGTGAAATGGTTTTGATCTATATTTTCCCACAATGAGTAATTGTAAGTTTACCCTCTGAGCCAGAAGGCTCATTTCGAAAGGACTGTATGTTTAACCACATACAGTCCTCTTTTTTTGAGGTTTAGAAACATGGCAAAGAGACCGCCCCAACGGGCAAAACGCCCATGCAAGGTGAGTAGCTGTAAAGACTTTGCTGTGACGGGCGGTTACTGTGAGCAACATCAAGAACGGATCAGAAAGAAAGATCGTGAACGTGGTACTGCTCACCAGCGCGGCTATGATGCTGAATGGGATCGCCAGCGATTAAAATTCTTGGATGATAATCCATTGTGTGCCGACCACTTCAAACGCAAGTTGATTGAAGCTGCAACCGTGGTCGACCACATCATCCCACACAAGGGTGATAAGAAATTGTTCTGGGATCAGTCGAACTGGCAGCCGTTATGTGAGACTTGCCATAACCGTAAGACCGCAACTGAAGACAAGGGCGGTTGGTCATATCAACAGCCAGTCGCCAAGGCCAACATGCAAAGCTTGAATTACTTTGAGGTTGGGCAACTGGTACAAGCTGCAACGGGTTATGCGTTTGATTCGCTGAGCTGTAAAGCTGCTGATCAATTCATGATTACTGCAATCACTGACAACGTTGTTGAAGTCAGTGACGATGACGGCTTTGTGCATCGGTTGCATCATTCACATTTCAAGGCGGTGACACAATGACTGAAGTTTTCTTACTCGGTGATCCTGTTGTTTATCGTGATGACATCAAAGGGTTTGATGATGTGGGTGTGGTGGTTCAAGCAGGTTCAAGTCTTCATGTGTTGTGGAACGATGAAACAACGCCACGAGTTGAAATCTATGAACGTTTACGACCTGCTCGACTTGATGAAGTTGATGGGCATTGCCGAGTGATTCGGGAGGAATTTTAATGTTGGTGAAAATCAATTCTGATCTTTATGTCCTTGCCTCTGATGTTGTCTCGGTTAAGAAAATCACAAAAATCAGCTCAGAAAATTATGGTGAATGGGTTGTGAACGTTAAACATGAGCACGGCATCACTGGTTATCAAATTCCAGAAGGCGAAGTAAAGATACTTGTTTCGGACATCAATCGTTTTTTAGAAAAATAGGGGATAGGGGGTCAAAAGTCTAAAGTGACCTCTCAGAAAAGACCGCCCCCCCGTCAAATTTTTACATGGTCAAAAGTCCATAGGGGGGTATACCTCTGATATTTAATTAGGTTTTGAATTTTTGGAGGTTATATGTCTAGAACTGGAAGACCACCAAAGCCGCTTCAAGAAAAAATTTTAAGTGGCTCGCGTGTTCGCAATGATCGTGATGAAGATGCACAGGTTGCGAATGCCGCTGTTGATTTGGGAATGCCGCCTTGCCCTAGCTGGGTGAAAGGGGCAGCGAAAAAACATTGGGATGTGTTGGGGCCAAAGTTGGTTCAAGCTGGTTTGCTCAGTGTTGTCGATGGTGATGTGTTTGGTTTGCACTGTGACAACATTGCAGCATACGAACAGGTTTGCGAAAAGCTAAAAGAATTTGATGATTGGATTGCTACAACACCGAATGGTTTTGTTATTCAATCTGCATGGCTTCAAATCCGCAATAAATTGCAAGAATTAATCATAAAAACAGCGCGTGAATTTGGTTTGACCCCTGCTGCACGTTCGAACGTAAAAATCAACAAACAACAGCAGCAAGATTTATTCGGTGCGAGTCAATCGACTGAAACTGATAACGATCCTTACAAAAACTTCTCTTAGTAGGTGGCTATGCGTGATTATTTCAAGATCGCGCTCCAATATTGCAATGATGTGCGAACTGGAGTGCGTACAGCAGGATTATTGGAAAAGAATGCAGTTAAACGATTCCTTTCTGATCTAACCAGATCAGGATTTCCGCTTGGTCAAGCCGATGAAGAAACTGAGGAATTATTAAAAGTCTTGAAGGTTGGGGTCAAAGGTGCAGACATCAATTTTGAATATGAAATTGATCATGATCTTGCAAATCGTGCCTGCTTTTTTATCGAAACTTGTCCACATGTAAAAGGAACGTTGGGGAAAGTCCAAAAAGATGGTAGCCGCTTAAAGTTGGTAATGGAACCGTGGCAAGTCTTTATTACTTTTAATCTCTTTGGATGGGTCGATGCGTCTGGAATGCGTCGATTTATTTATTATTACATTGAGGTGGCAAAGAAAAATGGTAAGAGTACATGGCTTTCTGCAATGGGCATTTACATGGCCTTCATTGATGGGGAACCTGGTGCTGAAGTTTATGCAGCAGCCACATCCAAAGAGCAAGCAAATATCGTATTTGGTGATGCAAAAAAAATGGTTGAATATTCACCATTTATGCAACAGCGTTTCGGCATTGAAGTTTCACAATATTCGATCTCTCAGCCTACAACGAACTCGTTCTTTAAGGCGTTATCACAAGATCGTGGCGGCACAAAAGACGGTTTGAATGTTCACTTTGGCATTATTGATGAATTACATGCACATAAAGATTCAAGCATGTATGACATTGTGTCAGATGGTATTGCTGCGCGTGATCAACCGTTGGTTGGGGCAATTTCTACAGCAGGGGACGATAATACAGGCGTTTGTTATCGTGAACGAACTACAGTCGTTAATATCTTGATGGGGCAATCTATCCATGAGCAATACTTTGGCATGATTTTTTGCTTGGATAAAAAAGATGATTGGCGTAATCCTAAAAATTGGCCCAAAGCTAACCCCAATTATGGTGTATCGGTAACAACAAAATATCTTGATGCGAAATATGCAAAGGTAAAAATTTCTCCTTCTCAAGAGGCTTTTTTTAGACAAAAGCATTTGAATGAATGGGTTGGTGCTGTGAATGGCTGGATTGCTCCTTCTGAATGGGAGAAGTGCCAGAAAGATGTGAAATTAGAAGACTTCAAAGGGATGATTCGTTTTGGTGGATATGACTTAGCCAGTAGACTTGATCTAGCATGTTGGGCCGAGTTGATTCCACGTTTAGAGGATGATGAAAAAATCCATTGGTATGCTTTTGTTCACTCTTATATCAATGAAAAACGAATGGACACTAAAGAGGCAATTAATGGTGAAAAGCGTCCAGATGAATATCCTGTTTGGCAAGAACAAGGTGCATTGATTGTTACACCAGGTGAGTCTACTGATTTCAAGCGTATTCAAAGTGATATTGAGCAGGCTCATTCGGAAAGTCCTTTTTATGAAATTGGACACGATTCACATCATGCAGATCAATTAACAGCAAATCTTCTGGATCAAGAGATTAATGTTGTTGAAATTCCTCAAAAAACTGAGTTTTTAAATCCTGCTATGCGTTGGATTGAGGTTCTGCTTGCTGAAGGACGTTTTCATCATTCTGGTGATCCTGTATTTACATGGTGTGCATTAAATGTCGTTGTAAAAGAGGATGTTAAAGAAAATATTTTCCCTCGGAAAATATCTCCAGCTAAGAAAATTGATGCAATGGTTGGAATTATCAATGCTGCTTCAAGGGCTAGACATTGGGATACTGAGGAAGTTTTTGAGCTGGTCCCTGGTGAAGAAAATGGAAATTTTGATGATTTTCTAAACGGCATGATTAAGGTATCGAGACGATGAGTAAAAAGCGCGATAAAGCAATTGGTCGTCAAAAAGATGACCGAAAAAATCTGAAAGTGAGGGGAACAGGCCCGAAAGAAGAAAGAACGGGGACGACTTTATTAGATCGTCCCCGTACTGCTATTAGAACTGCTAAACCAGTAACTTTTGATAGCGCAATGACGCTGAGTGCCGTTTTTGCCTGTGTGAAAATTCTAGTTGAATCGGTAGCAACATTGCCTATTGAAATGTTCAAAGTAAATAGCGATGGCAGTAAAACGATTGTTAAGGATCATCCAGTAATTCAGCTTTTGGCAAATAAACCGAATCGTTATCAAACATCAGTCGAGTTCAAAGAGCAATTTATGCTCAATTTGGTTTCAGGTAATGCGGTTTGTAAGCGGGATTATATTGGTAAAAAGCTTGTCAGCCTTCAGGTCATTAATAGTGGCTCGGTTGATATGAAAATTCTTAACAATGGTGATCCTGTATATGAATGTCAGATTAATGGGCAGAAAGTAACACTGACTGAAAAGCAAATCTGGCATGTCAAGATGTTTGGTTCTGGCCTTTGGGGGATGTCTCCTATCGCTTACGGTGCTGGTTCAATTGGCGTTGGTTTAGCTGCAAGCGATAAAACTGTCCGATTGATGTCGAATGGTGCAAAACCTACAGGGGCTCTGAAGACCAAGCGAATATTGAAAGACTCCCAGCGCGATACATTACGCAAAGAGTTAGGCATTTTGGTGAATGGTGATGATGGCGATATTGCTGTACTTGAAGATGACATGCAGTTTGAGCCAATCAGCCTTACTCCAGAGGATTTGGAATTAATCGAGATTCGGAAATTATCCGTTGAAGATGCATGTCGTTATTTTGGTGTTCCACCAATCTTGGTTTACATGTCTGACAGTACGACTGGTTGGGGAAGCGGTATCGAACAAATCATAGATGGGTTCTATAAGTTTGGTTTGCGTCCTTATCTAGAAAGAATTGAAGAAAGTATGCGGATTCATTTATTAGAACGGCATGAATGGGATAGTTATGAGTTTTCATTTAAAACCAAAGACTTGCTAAGAGCTTCATATCTTCAACGTATTGCAGCAAATAAAGACCGAATTATTTCTGGTCAATCTTCAATCAATGAAATTCGTCGTGAAGAGGGGGATGCTCCTGATCCAAATGGCGATTTCTTACTTGTTCCAGTCAATATGACAACGGCTGAACGCATGAAAAAAGGCAATTTTAAGGTGAATGAAAATGGGAAAACAACTGCAAGCGCGGAATAACTTTTCGCCTAACTTGCCCAAAGTTCAATGTCGGTTTATACCTGCTGCCGCAGCAGAATGCAGATTCGTAAAAAAAGATGCAAAAACTGGTGCTGTGACAGTAAGTGGTTATGCCGTTAAGTGGGACTCGATTAATTACTATGGTGAAAAGTTTCTAAGAGGGGCTTTTGCTGAAGTCTGTGCTGCTTTTGCAGCTAAAACTAAGAAAGTTCACAACTACTACAATCATGGTTGGCGATTGTGGTTTGTTGATGCTCAGCTTGCAATGCGGATCGGCAAAATTACCAAGCTTCAAGAGGATGAGCAAGGTTTATATCTGGAAGTTGAATTGACACCTGGATTGCCTATTGCAGAATCAGTTGCAGCGATGGTTCAGCATGGAACTGTTGATGGTTTCTCAATAGCATTTTACCCACCTAATGATATTGATGTTGAAGATAAAGGTTCTCATCGAGAAATTAAGCGTGCTGACCTTTATGAAATTAGTATTGTGGATGAGCCTGCTGATGGCGCAGCCCGAATTATTAATGAAGATGTAATCAATGCAATTGAATCTGATGATGATGCCGCAGAATTGTTGCGGTCAATTTTACCAGGTGGCTACGCTGAAATGTTGTTAGACCGATTGGCAGATGTTAATAAACCTAAAGAAACTCCACCGCCTAAAAAAGATCCATTTGCTTTTTTAGACAATTATCAAGTTTAAAAACTTAACTCAAATATAGCCCGCGAAAGCGGGTTTTTTAATGCATAGGATAAAATTATGACTGCATATCAAAAATTCCCAATCGGCGCACCTTTCAATGTATTGATGGCGCGTGATCAATCTGCTGCCCTAGCTAAACTTGATGAGATGGCTCAGCAGCTTCAGACCCGAATGTCTAATCTGGACACCTTGGTCACACGTTATCAAGATGCACTTAAAACAGTTGAGAATATTCCAGATAATCTCAAAGCTGATCTTGAAGCTCGTGCAACTGAAGTAAAAAATCTGGCAGGGGAAGTAGCTGATTTACAGCAAAAATTAGTTGATGGTGTGAATGACCGTGCGGTTGATCCAAATTCAGTAGCATCGGTTTTGATTCGTAATAAAGCGATTCTTGATCAAGCTGCAACGATTCAGCGTTCTAAAGGTAAATTCCAATTCAATGATTTGAATGCGCGTAATATCGTCACATTGACTAGCTTAGGCTCAAATGCACAGTTTGCTGGCAATGATCTAAGCCGTACTGTAGAGCGTGCTTTGACATTACTTGACTGGATCAGCTTTACTCCTGTCACTGCGGAATTGGTTCCTCTTTTACGCGAATCAGCTTATGAAATCATGGCTGAATTAGTGCCTGAAGGGGAGCTAAAACCTGAATCCAATTTAACTTTTGGCGTGGTTGACTTAAAAGTTGGAACGATTGCGCACTGGATCAAGATATCAATTCAGCTTATTTCAGATATGCCGACTTTAGCGGCATATATTGAAGGTCGTCTTGCTTATGGTGTCCGCTTAAAACTTGAAGCGAAAATCGTTGTTGGTGATGGTATTACTTCTGGGGCACGTTCATTTATTGGTTTGATTGAAGATGGCCAGTTTGAAGTTGTTACACCTGGCGCTGATGATTCAGCAATTGATGTGATTAACCGTGCGAAATATAAAGCTGCATCAACGGGTCTGTTGCCTGAGGCAATTATTTTAAATCCAGAAGATTGGGGTTCAATTGAACGTATCAAAGGAACTGATGGCCACTATATTTTTGGTTCACCAGGGGCAGCAGTTCAGCCAGTTTTATGGGGTTTGCCAGTAATCTTGTCAGCAGCTATGACGCTGGGTAAATATTGGGTAGGTAACCTTACCTTGGGGGTTTCAGCATTCATTCGAGAGGATGTTGCGGTGGAACTGTCTACTGAAGATGGCGATAACTTCCGTAAAAACCTCTGTACTGTACGTGCTGAAATGCGTGCATGTTGTGGCGTGGCAATTCCAGATGCATGTGCGGGTGGTAGTTTACCTCCACCGCCTGTGACTCCTTAATATTCAATAAAAGCAGCTTTCGGGCTGCTTTTTTTATGTTTTATGCAGATTATTGAAAGTTTTATTCAAAAATCTGCATTTTTATTCAATTTGAGGATGTTTTTATGAGTGATTTTCTAAGCCTTCAGCTTGCTAAAAGTCATTTGCGTGTGGTCCATGCCCGTGATGATGACTATATAGAATTACTGACAAAAGCAGCTTTGAACGCAGTTTTAGATTTCATTGACTTTCCAACTTGGGATGATGTTAAAACCAAGTACGAAAACAATGTACCTGAAGACCTGATCTATGCGGCTTTGTTGATCATTGGTGATATGTATGCAAATCGTGCAGCACAGACGGAAGTAAATCTTTATATCAACCCTGCTTGTGAACGTTTGATGTTCCCTAAGCGAAAAATGGGAGTGTGATCATGCATGAGCAATATCAAGCCTGGTTGATGCAGCAATCATTTTATCCAGTCCTTATTTATCAGCATGGTAGTCAACTGTTTGTACGTGAAAATGACACTTATAGAATTTTGGCAGTACAAGTTGGATATACAGCATTCGTTGTGGACATGGGGCTAAGATTTTGTAGAGAAGTTCTTTCATCTGCTAAAACTGATAGTAATAGTTTTGTTATATCCAAAGGAGAAAAAGTTTTAAATGCTGATTCTCAAAAAAAAATTTGTCTCTGTGAAATTCTAAAATTTAAAGATATAGATTTTGAGGTTTCTGTGACTTGTGCAAAATGTAATTGTTCAAAGTTGCCAAATGAGTAGGTGATGCCATGCAAGCAGGAAAGTTAAATCAATATATTGAAGTTCAGAAAAAGAAACAGGTTTTAATTCCTGATGGCTCTGGTGATAGAGAAACTGTTTGGGCAACTTTGTTCCCCATTTACGGTCATATTGATGATGTTTCAGTACGTGACTTAATTGCTGCTAGAAAAGATCAAACTGGAATTAGTGTACGGGTTTTATTAAGACAATCTGATATTGAGCCAAATACAAATTGGAATGAATGTCGGTTGTTTTGTGATGATCTTTATTATCGAGTAATTCAACCATTACGGGATAATAGGACTGGCCGTGAATGGATTACTTTAGCTTGTGAAGCTGGGATTTATTCATGGGAGGATACGACATGAAAGGGGCTGATGATTTAATAAGAAAAATAGAGAAGATAAGGATAAATGCAATTAAAAAACATGCTCGAAAAGCGACTAAAAAAGCTTTAGCCCCTGTAAAAGCGGATGCAGTTGAAAATGCAAAAGAAATAGATGATCCCAAAACCCGCGAAAAAATTTATCAAAATATCCAGATCCAATCTGGAAAATCCAATGATAAAAATGAAATTAAGTATCGTGTAGGGGTAAAAGGCGGCGCAAAACAAAATGGCAGTAAGAAGCGTGGCCGTGGTGGTGATACTTTTTATTGGCGATTTGTAGAGTTAGGCACAGCAACAATCCCAGCAGTCCCTTTTTTAAGACGTGCTTTGGCAAGTAATAATGAGACATCTACTGAAATCTTTGGTCAGGAAATGTGGAAAGGTATACAGGAGGATATTCGCGGATGATGATAATCCCATTATATGACCTGTGTGGATCAAATCCTCAACTTGCAGCCAAGTTATCTGGTACAGATGGTTTAAAAGTTGGCGAATTTGATGCTAATAGCTTTGCTAATCCACCATATATTTGCTGGCAGATTATTAATGCAGGTACACAACAATATCTGAATAAGAATTCAGATATGGATGATCTTTTGGTTCAGATTGACATTTATGCTGTTACGAAAGGTGAATGTCGTTTGATATCTAAATTGGTTCGCCAAGTAATTGAAGATCAATGTTATATCGAAGGATATACAGGAATCATGCAAGATGCTGAAACTAAATTGTTTCGGATCAGTATTGATGCAACATGGTTAGAAGAACCTTAACTTAAATTTTTAAAAAGCCGCCCATCTGGGCGGTTTTTTTTGGAGAAAATTTTATGGCAAGACGTACACAAGGCTCAGATATTTGGGTTGTTGATCAAACAGCGGCAAGTCCACCAGTGTTTGAATTGGTGAAAATCGAGTGTCCATTAAACTTTAAGCCTGGTACGGACACTAAGGACAGAATTGAAACTACCTGTTTGAATCAGGAGGAAAATAAAACATATATGGAAGGTGGTGGCCTAAAAGATACAGGTCAGGCAACTTTTGATGTTAATGCTGATCCGCGCAAAGTAACTCATGTACTTTTGTATAACCTAGAGAAATTAGGGGAAAGTCGTACTTGGATTGTTGGATGGGCTGGAGCAACTAAAGGGGCAGTGAAGAATATTGTTCCAACAATTGACGCTGCTACAGGTGAAGTTACCTTGCCTACTGGGCGTAGTTGGAATCGCTTCACTGGTTATGTTGATTCATTTCCTATGGATCTTGAAGCAAACACAGTCGTAAAAACAACTGTAACGATTCAGCGTAATACCAGTGTTGATTGGGTTCCTGAAACTACCACTCCTTAAATATAGGCCCCGAAAGGGGCTATTCTTGGAATCTTAAAAATGAATAAATTAAATCCTGAAGCTTTACTTGAGCTATGTAATGAAGTACGTGGTGAAAAGCCCGTTAAAAAGACAATTACTTTTAATATTAATAATGTAGACCATACAGCCGATATTTTTATTAAGCAGTTAAGTTATGAAGATACGGCAGCTATTGATGCAGCTTATATCTGGGAACCTGACAAAGAAGATCCTGAAGAATTGCAATTCAAAGGAATTGAGGGCAAAAGTTTACAGGCTGCTCATCTTTTGGGTTCTATTTGTATTGATGAAAAAGGTACAAAATTTTTTGAAAATGTTGAACATGTGTTGAAAACTCATCCGAATGTTTGTCGTGCAATGTATGCCAAAGCTGATGAAGTGAATAACTTTTGGGGAAAGCCGACGAGCGAGCATTCGAGCAAGAAGAAATCTGGTTCGAGCTTGCACTTAACGGAATCGGTGGAAGAACCGTTGCTGAATGCAAAAGAAATATTACCCACAGAGAATTTAGAGGATGGGTTTACTATCGTAGAAGAAGGGGAACCTTGAATTTAGGCTTAAAATTAGATGAATCCCTTGCAAACATTAAATTTATATTGGCTAAACATGCTGGTATAGAGGTTACAGATTTATTTGATTTTATGCCCTATCATGATGCCCCTGAAATTAGTTTTGAAGAGGCAATGCAAAATTATAATTCAGCCTAGTATTTAAAATTAATTTGTTTGTTTGAGTAATTAATAATCTAATAGTATTATCCCTATCGTAAATAATAAAGCGATAGGGTTTTTCTATGAAAGAAATTATATTATTGGGTTTGGGGCTATTGGTTTCTGGTTGTGCAGCAACTTATGTTCCACCTACTGAAACAGCAGTTATTTTAACTCAAAAAGTAGATGCTAATAAATCTGACTTATTGAAAGCGATTGCTGTAACTTTAGCGATGGAAGGTATAAAAGTAGCAAATGAAAATAAAGAATCTGGAATTGTAGTTACCGAAGAAAAAATAATGAGAATAACGCCAGAAATGGCAAATTGTGGTACGACTATGGGGATCGACTACTTAAAAGATAATCGCACAAATACAAAAGTTTCTTATCACATTATTGTGGGTGATCAATCGCTAAAAATTAAGGCTAATCCTACTGCTGAGTATAGGGTTGGAGCTGTCGATCAGGATATGAATTTAACATGTGTTTCGAAAGGGGTGCTTGAGCAAAAGCTATATACCTCAATCCTACAGAATTTGTAATTTAAAATTTGATTTTCAAAACCGCCATTAAGGCGGTTTTTTTGTGTCTGGAGAAAACAATGGCTGAAAGTCTTGGAACGTTAACGGTAGACATGCTTGCAAGAATTGGTGGCTTTGTTGATCCCTTAAAAGTTGCTGAAAAGCAAGCGGACACGTCGTCTCAAAAAATTGTTAAATCAATAGATGAAGTCGAAATTCAATCAGCAAAAACCTCTAAAGCCATTTCGGTCATGGCTGGTTCGATTAAAGCGGCATTAGCAGGTATTTCGGTTGCTCAACTTATCAGCATGGCTGATGGATATACACAAACAGCAGCTCGAATACGTAATGCTACCGATAATGCAATTGAATATGATCTTGTGCAGAAACGTTTATATGAAACAGCAAATAGTACCTTTCGTTCATTGGGCGAAGCTCAAGAAGTATATCTTGGTTTAGCGGGAGGAATGAAATCATTAGGTTATGCAACACAAGATACTTTAGATGTTTCAGATTCATTATCTTTTTCTTTTGTAGCTAATGCAGCGCGTGCTGATCAAGCACAATCGGCAATTGACTCTTTTTCTAAATCTATGGCAACTGGGAAAATTGATGCAGATGCATGGATTTCTATTGTAACTGCTGCCGATAATATTATTGGTGATATGTCCAGAACAACAGGCATGACTGAAGCCCAAGTGCGGAAGTTAGGTGCTGAAGGTAAATTGTCACTTCAAGATTTAATCAAAACATTAAAAGAGACCCGTGAACAGAATAAAGCATTAGCAGACAGTATGGAAAATAGTTTGTCTGATGGTCTAACAAAGTTGACAAATGGAGTAACACGCTATGTAGGTGAACTCAATATGTCACTTGGTGCAACGAATAGTACTGCTGGTGCTTTAGGTATCTTAGGTGACAATATTGATATTGTTGCAAATGCTGTAATGGTTGGGGCTGCATATTATGCAGGTACTTATATACCTTCTATTGTGGCTAGTACAGCCGCAGGTTATGCAAAAGTTGCTCAGTTGTCGCAGCAGATCTTAACTGAGAATGCAGCCATTGTTACTGAGCGAACTATGGCAAATCAGCAGATTGTTAATGCACAAGCAACATTAGCGCAGCTAGCTGCTGAAAAAGCACTTGAAGTCGAAAGAATGAAAGCTCAGATTTCAGCACAAGGTCGAATTGCTTCAGGGTTGCGTATGGCTGAAATCAGGAAGATTGAAGCACAAGTTACAAGAGAGTTAGCAACAGCAGAAGCGGCACTGGCCTCAGCTCAAGGACGAATTGCAGTTACATCTGGCGCTGTAATGGGGCTGTTAACAGGCCCTGTAGGTCTGGGTTTGACAATTGCTGGGGTTGCTGCAAGTTATTTGCTACTTCGTGATAATACTGATAAGTCAACTAAGTCTTTGAATGAAAATGGTATTTCTGTTGCAGATGTAATAAGTAAATACAATCAATTAGATGAAGTTCAGCAACGTAATCAATTGAGAACTGAAACTAAGACATTGCAGGATTTGACTGAGGCATACAAGGACTCTGAGAGACAGTTAACAGCCGTAACTTTAAGCCTATACCGTTCTGGTGAAGCATCTGCTGATGTAGCAAAACAAGTTAGTGGTCTCGCTATGCAATATAAGCAGGGTGAGTTAGATGCAACACAGTTGTCTGCAAAAATTAATGAATTATCAGGCGTAACTGCTGAAGGAAAATCAAAGGTAGATGCACAGGCTGCATCTGTAAATAAAGCACGCACAGAATTACTTCAACAAAAAAATGTAACTGAGGCCATGATTTCACGGAACAGTGAGTTGGCACGTTCTCATGATGAAGCTGCTAGAGCAGCAAATAATCAGGCCAATAAAGTTGCCCAACTTACAGAAAAACAGAAGGAGTATATTGATAAGGTTCAATCCGACTCATTACGTGAAAAATATATTCAGAATCAAATTCAAAATGGATTCTCACGTGAAAGAGCTGAGCATCAAGCTGATGCAAGAGTTTCTGCAAATATGGGATTTTCAGCAAAAGATGGGGCAATGCCTGATGCTGTAAGCCAAGCTGAAGCTCAAGCGTGGCAGCTTAAACAAACTGAAAAGGCTAGGGAGGAGTCTGCAAAGCGTGCAAGTGATGCTGCCAGAAAATTTGAATCGGATCGGAACAAGGCTGAAACAGAAGCGACTAACAAACGCAAACAGCAAGCACAGGAAAGAGAACAGATTCAGCGTGAATATGCGGATAGATTACGTCAGATTGATTTGGATCTGGCAGCAGATAGTAAACGTATTTCACAAGCAAGTTTTTCACCTGAGCATACAAAAGCTTATCTTGATGTCGCATTAAATCGGTCGAAGCTTGAGCGCGCATTATTTATTGCTGAGCAGGAATTTGAAATTAATCAGCATCGTTATACAGAAGAGCAAAAACTTGAAAAAGAGTCCCAAATCAATCAATTAAGAATTAATGCCAATTATGCCTTAAATGATGAAATGGTACATGCTCAATTAGATGCTGAGTCAGAACGACATGCTCAAGCATTGGCATGGTTGAGACTTGAACAGAATCAACGTTTAAATGATGCATCTGAGGCATTTCAAACTGATATGCAGAATATGTCTGCAAAATATGAGTTTGAACGTGAACAGATTCGTTTAAACAATAGCATTACTGATCAAGAAAAAGATCAAAAAATAGGGGCTTCATACAGAACTCAAGATCTTGCAATGGAGGAATCAAGGCAACGAGCTTGGCTTGATTTGCAAAATGCTGTGGGCTTGGATTCTTCAGCTACACAGGCTTTTGAACAGCGCGGTGAAGCCATTAAGTCAGCCTATGAATGGCAGTTGATCACTCAACAAGAATATCAGGATGCGATGCTTGCATCGGAAGCTGAATATTTTAGAGCTAAAGCTGACTTGGGTTTTCGTTCATCAAGTGACACCTTGTCGGGCATGACTGACTTGATGGCATCATTGCTTGGTGAGCAGTCTGCTGGTTATAAAGCCATGTTTGCAATGTCAAAGGCATTTGCAGTGGCCCAAGCATTAATTAATGCGCCGAAAACATTTTCTGATGTGTATGCTTCTGTTGCTGCAATTCCCTATATAGGGCCTTATCTTGCACCTGTTATGGCTGGTGCAGCAGTAGCGGTTCAGCTTGCACAAGTATCACAGATCAAGTCAACCAATTTAACTGGTATGGCTCATGATGGTATTGATTATGTGCCAAAAGAAGGAACATGGTTACTTCAAAAAGGCGAACGGGTTTTAAGTCCAAAACAAAATATGGATTTTACCCGTTCTTTGACAACTCAAAATCAGTCCAAAGACAATGTGATTTTAAATATCAATGTTCCACCTGGTTATACCGCAGTTGAAAGCAGAAATGCGAATGGTGAGGTGACAGTTGATATTGTCGAAAAAATGGTGAAGCAGTCTTGGAGCAACTTAAATCAAGCAAATTCATTCGAATCTAAACAAATGCGGAACAACATTGCGGCAGGGCGGGTACGATGAATAAACTAGATTTATGTCCTCTTCAAGCCAGCTATTCAGTTCGATATGGTGCATCTGTTGAGCGTATAGCACTAAGAGGTGGTTTTGGTCGATATGTTCAGACTAAGGACGCAAAAAAACATCTGGTCGATGTAGCCTTTACCCTACTCGAAGATGACTTCATTTACTTTAGGGCATTTTATTTGAATTGGCAGCTTAATCCGCTGCCTTTTTTAATGTCCTTAATTATTGAGGATAGCGACTTTAGAGAATATATCGCTCAGTTTGTGCCAGATTCCTTCTCGTTTAGTGAGTTGAACGGGAATGTCTTTAAGGTATCGGCTCAGCTTGTTGTTGTGACAAATGAAGTAAAGATACTAACTTCAAGACCTTATCCATTATTTTTCATTGAGAGCATGGAAAGTAGTTTTAGTCATGATGAAGTAGTCTCATTACAGTTTAGTGTTGAAGATGAAAAAGTTACTACGAGCTTTAAAGTTGAAGAAGCGACTCTAGCTCAAAAACTAAATTCTGGAACCGCCCCAACTGAAACTGTCTCATCAATCTTTGCTGTAAATGAAGCAAGTCGAATTTCAACAATAACACCTGTTCACAATGCCAAGATGAATGAAGAGATCAAATCGGCATTCAGTATAGATAGTAGTGTCGCAAATAGAACTGTTATCAAGTATCAGGACACCGAGAAGATTTATATTCAATCTGTATTTGGAATAGATGAAGCAATAAGAGGTTAAATATGAATTTGAACATCACGTCTAAAGTGGCCGCAAAATTTAAAATGCAGGTCTATAAGGCAAGCGATTTTGATGCAAATGGTCAGCTGAAACAAAATTCAAAGCCATGCAAAGAAACCGACTGGTTTGACAATATTGTTCTTGATAGTGGCTTACGTCGTCTAAGTGCAGGTGATGCTGCTGAATTTCTTGCTGTTGGTTCTGGTAATTCCACACCAGTGGTGACACAAACAGGTCTTGATGCATTGTTAGCAACAACCAATGTTAAATCAGGATTTTTGAGTGGCAGGCAGCTGGCAACCAGTCCAATTTATACTTGGATGAGGAGCACATACCGATTTGCTGTAGGAGCAGCGAAGGGGAATATTGCCGAAGTTGGTTTGGGGTGGTTTGCAGGTACATCGAATAATATGTTCAACAGGGCTTTAATTAGAGATATTAATGGCAACCCTGTTGTAATTACTGTTCTTGAAGATGAAATTCTGGATGTTCTTGTTGAATTAAGACACTACTGGAAAGAGTCATTCAGTGGCTCATTTACACTTAAAGACAAAACTGGTGTAGTTATTAGCACTCATACCTACACTGGAAAACCACTACTTGCTGCTGATCCAACTACTTTTGTTTTGAACAATAGCAAAATGATATCACTTAATGTCCTCTCAGGTTCAATGAGCACATCTTATGACACACCTCCAAATACGGGTTGGATAGCAAGAGAAAACACTCCTATTAGTTCAAGTTATCCAACAACTACTTCAGAAAGATGTGTATTTAGATTTGCAGAGAATTCAGGAAATGGATCTCAAAAAACTTTATTTGTTGGTATTCCAAATTTAGTAAGTTGGTTTCCTTCGGATTTCAACGTAAACGGTTATCAGTGGCAAATCGATCCGCCAATCACGAAAAATAATACGCAAACGCTCTCATACACATTTACATTAAACTGGGATAGGTATACATCATGATTCCAAATAATCAGCTCTCCTCAAAAAGCGTGTATGCTAATTTTTTTACGCCGGTTAGGGTTGATGATCTGATTGATTATGAATGGGCTGGTGTAGATATTTATGACGCATCACAAGGTATGCAAGCAAAACTATGGACCTGTTTCTATGAATCAGGTGTTATAAAAGTCAAAAATGATGTTGTTGAACATAGTCTTTTAACAGTAAGTAATGTTAATGCATTGAGCTTTGCATTTGACCTAAACATGAGGCCAATTATTACTTATGTTGTAAATAATGAAGTTTTCCTGTGGTGGTTTGATTCATCCGTGGGTGATCAAGTCACAACCAATTTCGGGAGTGAGTTTAAAACACCTCAACTAGCATTGGATGAACATAGAAATCAGTTTAGCTCAAATGCAGATGTAATATTTGCTTATATAAAGGGTTCTCATCTGTATGTACGCATACAAAGAGATCGTTATCAAATCGAATATGATCTTGGTGATGGACAGGCATTAATTCAAATCGGGATGATGGAAAACAATCGATTTGGCTTTGCAACCAGACTCATGAATGGTTATGACACTTTTCTTGATCAATCTATTGTAGAGGACAGAAACAAGGGCTTGAGATTTGATTACCTTGATTTATGTCCATTACAAGCCAGTTATACTTTGGATTTTGGAAACAATGTCATTAAAACCGAAGGCTTATGCGATGACAACTTGAGAATGCAGTTCGAGAATATCGAAAATCTTGTTACTGCTAACTTCAACCTAAATAAAGTAGATTTTGATTACTTCATGTCTTTTTTTAGGATTTGGCAAAAAAAGAGAAAACCATTCTTTATAGATCTTGTTTTAGACCGTAGACCATTATCTCAATACAAGGCTCACTTTATTGGAGAAAGTGTAGCAATGACTAAAGAAGGGGTAGTGTTTAAAGTGAGTGCACAGTTTCATTTGCTCAACAATCAAGTTGATAAAGAACAGATCAAGTCCTTAGTGGAGTCAAGAAATGGCAGAGCTTGAAGATGTTATTTATGGTCCAGAATCAGCATTCATAATTGAGTGTATTGAAATAACACACAGCATGTGGCCTAAGCCGCTACGCTATGTGACTAACATTGCTGATGGTATTACTGTTATTCAGAACGGTACAGAAACCTTTTATGAATATGCAGTAATTAAAGTTGATAGAGGTTCGACTAGTGATGATCTCGATCAAAAAATATCAATCTCTGTAGCGGATCTAGGTTTAGTTGTGCCGGATCTGATTGATAAGATCCTAGAAAGCAATTCACTCGAAAGGCCTAAGGTAGTTTACAGGATGTTCTCAAGTCTAGACTTGGAGAATCCAATAAAAATCGTAGAAAACATTGAAGTAACAGAACAAAACACAGACTACCAAGGTACGACATTTAATGCTGAAGCAGAAAAATTAAATGAAGTAGGCACCGGTTTATTGTTTACTAAAGAGAACTTCCCAACATTAGTGGGCTTTTACTAGAAGGATAAGATTATGTTGAAAATTTCAGATTCAGTAAATAATTGTTGCTACCAATTAGATGAAAGCGAAATATCTTGGACAAGAAAAACTTTCAGTCATCATAGTGGTGGTTCAGATTATTTTTACATCTCAATCAAATTAAAAAGTGAGCGTGAAAATATAGAACTAACGTTAAGTAATGCACAACTTGAGGCTTTGGGCTGGGATTAAGAATGATCCAATTATTTGAAAAGCAGTATGATCCTTTAAAATATCACTGTGTTCACTTTGTGATAGATGCTGCAAAGTCACTTTTAGAGCAGGACTATTCAAAAAGCTTTATTGGCTTAACTACATCATTGAATGAAGCTATATGTAGTTCTCGTGAAACCATTATTCGCAATAAGCGGCTTAAAGAGCCAGAACAGGGATGTATTGTCCTTATGACAAGCCTCACAGGTAATAACCATGTGGGGCTTTTTTATTGTGGCAAGGTGCTGCATTTGAATGAGTCTGGTGTGCAGTACGTTGCAATCAGAAGCCTTGAGAATTCATATAGAAGGTTTAGATTTTATGAGCCAGTTACAGATTTATGAAAACCCGCTGGATGCAAGTACAATCACAATTGAGCAAACAGATAATGTGCTTCGCCGATTTCTAGAAATTAAAGCTAAATTTCCACAAGCCAAAATCTATAAAAGTATTCCCGATCAACAGCATGACGTTACACCTTTCGATAAAGTTTCTGCAATGAAATTACTCGATGCATCTCCAGAAGATAATTTTCATATTGTGTGCCATGCAGGTGATTTAATTTCTGCTGTGAACTGGGTTGTAATGAAGGTGTTTGGCTCAATTGTAAATGCACTTGTTAAAGTTCCAGATATAAAAAATACAGATTCATCTGGTTCTCCCAATAACGAGCTGACAAGACGAGAAAATCAACAAAGAATTGGGCAACGAGCTGCTGACCTGTTCGGGCGAGGAAAATCAATACCAGATCTTGTAGCACCAAGTTTTGTATATTATGTGAATAAGCAGGAAGTCGAAGAGTCTTTGATGACACCTGGGCGTGGGTATTATCAAATTCAAGATATTAAAGATGGTGATACTGCACTTTCAACAATAGTTGGATCGGCATGTTCAATCTATGATCCTAATACAAATATCATAGGTACACCACAAATTCAGATTGGTGAATCATTCACAGAAAATCCATTGGTGGCAAAACTCTGTACGGCAACTAATGGTCAGACATTACAGGAAGGTACAGAAGATATAACGAATCTAGACATTGATTTTCAGCTTACAGCAGTTTATCCAGACCGTTTGAAGTCTCTAAATCCTGCTGTCGATATGCGTGATTATTTTCAGGTGGGAAATACTATATTGCTAAGTATGCTGCCTGTCGGAGTGGCAAATGCAAGCTTATCGAGCGACTGTGTTCCAAAAAGCACAGGTGAATTACACATCATAACTAATGATGTACTGCAAAGTTTGAGCTTTAAGTCGTTAGTTATCACATCGTTGATGTTAGAGACCTTAAACTTAGCAGGGACATATCAGGTATCAAGCATTACACAAGTTGCTGATGGTTATATATGTAATCTGGTCGATCCTGAGATAGTGAATAGTAATTGGTCTTCAATTGTTGATGCTGACGATAAGTCGGCATTTTTTTCGGGCATTTTGCAGAATAATACGGACTCGGTTGATTTGGGTGGGGAATATCCTTCTATATTGGCAGTGGGCATTAATTACATTGATTTGGAAGTTCCAACAACGCTGCAACCAGAGTGGGATAAATTACAAACTATTCCAGTAGGGCAACCTGATATCAAGTTGAAAAAGGTTGTTTCAAGTTGGTTGGGCTGGTTTTATATTGATTTTAATAATATATCTGAACTCATTTTTAATATTTATTTGCCACAAGGCTTATGGTTATTTGGTTGGAAAAATAAATATTATCATGAGTGGGCTAAGTGGACTATTCAATACCAAGCAACAGTAAAAGGAGTCCCTACAGGTCCAGTATTTCAGACTATTGATGAGATCGTAGAAAATACAAGGACACCGTTCGGGGTTAGTACGCGGATTAAGTTGTCAAATATCTTTCCAGATGGTGTGCGCTTCAGGATTAAAAAAGAGCCAGAACGCTATGCGAAAAATGTTCAACAGCGGATGAGTGATTTAAAGCTCAAATCTGTATATGCCTGCTCTATTTCAGACAAGTTGATTTATGATGACGTGACAATTGTTCGTACAAAAACAATTGGCACAAGTGAAGCAATGAGTGTCAAGAATCGGATGTTGAATTTCATTGCCACGCGTAAGGTTTATTCGTATAGGGGCGGGGTTCGATCTGCTGAGCGCATACCAACAAGTAATTTTGCAGATATTGTGTGTGCTGTGACTACTGACGAGAAAATAGGTAGACGAGATATAAGTACGCTGGATATAGCTAATCTTTATGCTGTAGCTGATGCTGTAGATGCTTATTTTGGTGTGCCAATTCAGTTTAATTACACATTTGATAATGCAAAAATGTCTTATGAAGAGACAATTGCAATGATTGCCAATGCTGTTTTTTGTGATGCTAGACGAGAGTCAAACAAAGTATTTTTTGTATTTGAGAAACCACAAGAAATACCTGTTTTACTTTTTAACCATCGAAACAAAAAACCAGAAAGTGAAAAGCGTTCTACCTTGTATGGGGTTAATAAAGACTATGATGGGATTAAGCTTAAATGGATTGATCCTAATGATTCGTGGTCTGAATCTGAAATAAAACTTCCAGATAGTAATGTTGTGAATCCACGTGAGCTAGAAATCAAGGGTATCACTAATTATCAACAGGCAATGCTTTTGGCATATAGAGCGCTGAATAAGCTTAAATATCAAAAGCAATCTGTCGAGTTTGCTGCCTACCATGAAGCGGATTTAGTAACTCGTAATGATCTGATTCTGGTGGCAAATGATGTCAGACCTTTGTTGATTAGTTCAGGGACGGTACTTGAGCAAAACGGTCTTATCCTGTATTTGTCACAGCCTTGTGTGTTGCCAGTAGGTGAAACCTGTGTGATTCATCTTCAGCTACCAACTAAACAAGTTGATGTTATTCAGGTGACACAAGGTAGTAATGAATATGAGGTGTTACTAGCGAGAGCGCCTACTTCAATGATTGTGCTGGAGTATGAAGGCAATATAAGTGCATCAACATATCTAGTCACTACTGACTCACAGCGTAAAAGAGACCTGTGCTTAATTACTGAAAAGTCAGGAGGTAGTTCAGAATCGACAATTACTGCAATTAACTATACTGACAACTATTACCTGAATGATAAGGACTTTCATCCTTGAATTTGAAAAACAAACGGCCCCTTTTAGGGGCTTTTTTATTATCTGGAGAAAAGAGGTCATGTCTGATAATCAACAAATTATAGATACGTCTACAGCATTGGCGACAAGTAAAGCAGCAACATACGGGGGTAGTGCAGTGAGTGCTGTATCAGCATATGTGGGATCAATTGATTTAGCTTTTTGGATCAGTCTTGTGATTGGTGTAGGTGGTTTTTTAATGAACTGGTACTTCGCATCGAAGAAAAATAAACGTGATGAGATTGAGCATAAAGCATATTTAAAAAGTCTGGAAAATAAGGGTGGGTGTGATGTCAAACAAGACTAAAGTTTGGGTGGTGGGATTAGCAGCTTCGGCTGCTTTTTTTACGTCTCTAATTAACTATGAAGGTTTTAGCTCAAAGCCATACAACGACAGTGGCAAAGTGGCAACCATTGGGATTGGCTCAACTAAATATGAGGACGGCACACGGGTTAAATTGACTGATAAGCCGATTTCAAAAGAACGTGCCGTGCAGATTTCTAAAGCGCATATCTCAAAAGATGAAGCCGCTTTTCGTAAATCTTTGGCTGGAGTGAAGCTTAGTCAGACCGAATATGACCTATATCTAGATTTTATGTATCAGTTTGGGCAATCAGGATGGTCGGATTCAACAATGCGAAAACTCCTTATTCAGAACAAACATCGGCAGGCATGCGATGCATTGTTGGAGTGGCGGAAAGTGAGAATAAATGGGGTTAAACGTGATTGTCGTATTCGCTCAAACAACTGTTATGGCGTATGGACACGTCAGCGTGATCGCTATCAAAAATGCGTAGAGGTGAACTCATGACTTGGATTCTCCTAAATAAACGCTGGACTGCAATCATTGTTTTATTTGTATTGCTGATTATTCAGTCGGCAATCACAAATCATTATGTGGGTGAGCTGAAATCCGCAGAACAGAAATGTTTTGCTCAGATTCAGGATATAGAGCGAAAGCAGATTAAAGCTTTGGCTGATGCTCAAAACAAGGTCAATAAAGCGAGTGCTGATTATGAACAACTCAAAGCAGAACAGCGTACAAAAGTCGAAACCGTTACACGTGAAGTGCAAAAGATCGTTGAGCGTCCTCTGTATAAGTCTACTTGTTTTGACATTGATGGCTTGTCAGAAATCAACAGTCTTATTAAAGCCGACAGTACCCGCGAATCTAATTCAACCATGTCCGACTTTGAATCAGATCGAGGCAGGTACAGGTAAAGATGTTTTGTTGTGGGCGGTTGATACAGTAGCAAAATATAACGAATGTGATGCAAAGCATGCAGCACTTGTAAAAGCACTCGAATGAGTGCTTTTATTCTTTTACTTGTTTTAATCCTTTCAATTTACGTCCCTGCTGTGCTAGGAAATAATCAACTTCACGTTGCTCTAAGAATTTGATTGCACCTTCCTTCTCTTTCTTCAGCACATAATGTTGTGTAAACATTGCGCTGATGTCGCTGTAATCTTGATAGTCTTCTTGTTCATGCTGAACAATATGAAGATACTCGTCGCCTTTCTTTAAATAGATATATCTCATATTTAGTCGTCCAATTAAGTTGTCCAGTCATGACAGATTTTTGATGATTTTAGATTGTTTATGCAACTATTTTGCAACTATAAAATTTCATTGAGTATTTAAGTTGTTGATTTTGTTTTTATAAAAAAGATTATCGTTTCAATCCATCATAGGCGCAACGGAAATACGTGGCTTTAATGATTCTAGTGATTGCATAAAGGGCTCTCGGATGTAGACAAGAAAAGAAAGGGCAGCATTATACGAGTTTTAAGAAAATTTCACC